GGAAGATTCTTTTGCTCTTCGCTCTTCGTGGTATTCGTATTTTATTTGATTGATGCGATCAGCGGCTCTTTGGCTATAATCTGATATTTCTTGGTCAACATCATCATTATCAACTTTAGACTCGGTTTCTGAGGATTTTCTAGGTCTACGATCTTCTTCTGGAGTATCGTCAACTATCTCTATTTCAATTTCATCAGAAGATTTTCCTTTAATTTCTGTGGTAACCCCAAAAAACCTATCTTCTTTAGATTGGGTTGCCTCACTCATATTAGGCTCTTCATTTACTATTTCAGTATGCCGCTCACTCATGCTCTTACCACTCCTGTAGGATCATCGACAACAGCTTCCACTGTGTCATCATTAATTAAACGAAACTCTTGTCCATACATTTTGATACGAGTGCCTGAATAAGCGCGAAATATAACCCAATCACCTTTTTTACACCAAGGCCCGGAGGGAAATCTCTTTGAGTCTTGATAGCATTCTTTTCCAAGCTGGAGAATATATCCACATATATTAGATAATTCCTCATCTTTTACAGTAGATGCTGCTTTAAGAATGCCGCCTTTGGTTTTTTCATCAGCTAGAGGCATAGCTACCAATATTTTCCAGCCCTTAGGCTCAGGAAGTTGGCTTTTTATTTTTTCTGAAACAATAGGTTCTTTTATGCTTTCAGGTTCCGATATAGTCTTTAAGGCTTCTTTTGTCATATTTTGCACGATCTTTAGGGATCGAGTTCCTGTCATTCTTGGATGTGCTTTTCAACCCAGTCCAATAATTCACGCTCTGCAAGGGCCAAGCCCTCGATTATTCCAGCCATCTTTTGGTAGTCGCTGTAATCTTTACAAGCTCCTGTTGAAATATGGTCAGCATGTTGATTCATACACTCTCTGAGCCTTTTTTTCATAAATTCTGAAAGAGATAGCCCTTCCATATTTTGTGCTTGCTCAGTGATATTGTTATTCATTCTTATTGCTATCTTTCGCTATATTTATTCCGATGTCAACACCTTTTTGGTAATCCTCCCTGGCCTGCTTATCTTTAAGTTGTTGAGCATCTAGCAAGTCGCTAGCAATACGCTGTCCTATATTTATTCCTGAAATTTCAGATTGTGTTTCAAGCCTTTTCTTTTCTAACTCTACATTGGCTGTTGCTTTTAGAGCATCCAACTCTAGCCTGCCTTTGCCTTCTTCTGTCTTACGTTGTAATTCTCCCTCTTTAATAGCTATCTCTCTTTCTTTAGCCATTATCAATGGGTCTTTTTGTTGTTCTTGTATTTTTTCTTGTTGTGCTTTCGCTTGTGATGTAGCTGAAACTCTAGTAGCTGCCTCTGCAACCATAGATGATATACGTTTTTCAACATCCGCTGGTAAGGGTTCACCTTCAGGCGGTAGCTCTACACCCATCTCCATTTCAATTTCTTTTCTAAACTGCATTGTTAAATGCTCATTAACATAGGCTGATGCTGCTGCCATAATTGCTGGCGCTGTCGGAGCGGTTTCTACCAGTTGCATAATTTCTGGATTTTCTTGCGTAGCTACAATCGTCTGTATATGTGCTTCATGGTCTTGGAATGAGAAAGCCTTAACAGCTTTGCCATTAATAATATTCTGAACAGCACTAACTGGATCAACAGGTTTCACATCTTCATCTAATGGAACAATATCCTCTACATTCCTGATTCCTAGCACTTCTAGCATTTGTCTGTGCAATTCAGGCAAGTTGTACATTTGAGGCGCTGATTGTGCTAATTGCATAGCAGCTTGATATTGCATAATCCTTTGTGCCATTGTTGCAGCATTGGGATCAGATACAGGAAGAACATCAATTCTCTCATCAAAATCTTCTACTTTAATAGACTCCTCTTCATCCATCTCGTAAGGATAAGTCGGTTCAGTAAAGTCTCTAATTATATCTACCAATATATCAAATTCTTTTCTCATTGAAGCATGGAGCCTAGCCTGCACAGCAGACATCACCTTCATGTTTCTTTCTAGCAGCGCTAAGGTAGTTCCTACAGGTGCCTGATTATTCATATCAGAAACCTTCATGTCATTCATGCTAGCAAAACGCCTGCCTTCCTCAACTATATTTTGTAATAGCTGGTATAGAGTTGCTGATGGCTCTTTATAAGGTAGAAAGGTGATGTTATCTCGAATGGCACCGCCAGGAATATCTACATCTCTAAACTCACCCGGCATGATTGGAGTATCATCGCCTTTGATTCTAAGACCTCTTGCCTTTAAACCTCCGGGCAAATTAGACAAGGTGCCAGCATCCACTAACTGTCTTAATATAGATGTTGCTGATTTAGCAAGTCCACCTACCATGTGAATCAAACCGAAACCATAAAAGCCAATTCCAGGAAGATATTGGTAATGAACAAAATGCATTCTTCTTAATTTAGCAGAATCATCTTCATACCAATTTCTTCTGATACTTAGAATTGCACTACTTGGATAATCAATTGTTACAACATAAGGTAAAGCAATTCCAGTTTCTTCTTCTTGTTCATTTGTATCTTCATAACCAACAAGGTCTAAATCAACCTGCATTTCGATAATGGTGTGACGATCATCATAGTTAAAGGTATTAGACTCGCCGGTCATATCATCATATTTTTTCTTAATATCAGAATATTGACTATCTGATGTCGAAAGCTCTATGTCCCTATAAAATCCGCTAACCTGCATCTTGCGAACGTCATTGGCAGATTTACGCATAATATGCGTTGCTCTATCACAGGTTTCTAAATCGCTTGCACCATAATTAACTACTACATCTTCGGCGGGAACAAATATAGAACGAGGTCTGTTTAAATTAGGATCGTAATAAACCTTTCTAAACGCAGAACCCGCCAAAGGCAAAGAAAATAACATCTTTTCTGTTTCAGATCGGTATTCTGACATTTCATAAGTCAAAAGATAATTTAAGTAATCTTCAACTCGCTTTGACTGCTTTTCTTTTTCATCTGTTGCTTTGCCAACAATCTTTGTTCTAACTGGTCCCTGAGCTGGAAACATCTCAGATATTGATTGCGACTGAAATCTAATGACTGCTTCGCAGAGCATAGGATGAAATACTCCACACGCCCCAGCCCAGGGGGTTGTTCTGTCCTCTATTTTTAAACCCAGTTGGTCAAGGCCTTTTATATAGGTTTCTTCCCACTCGGTTCTTGAATCTTTATCTGCTGTGTATTCGCCAATTAATTTACTGCCTAATTTATCTAGTTCATTATCATCAAGATATTCAGCTAGATTAGAATTAAATTCGCTTTCACCTCTTTTTCCCGAAGAAGGATCGAAATCAATAATCATTCCTCCATCATCAGTATCAATAGCCACTGATTCTGGGTTCTCGATTACAATCTCTAAATCCGATTCTGGTTCCTGCTCAATCGTACCCTCTATAGGCGTTGCAGGTTTTCTCTCTATAGCCAAAATAACTCCTAGTGTAAAACTCTATTATCTAAATCTTCAGTTAAAGCTTGATCGATAATATCTTGAAGAATATCTGTTAGTTCTCCATGCAAGGTTAATCCGCTTAATTCTGCTGCATGTTTAGCGGAATCCCATGAATCTGCACGGATTTGCGGCCCTTCGTATTCATCACCATCAAGGGTATAAGATGTTATATAAATCTTCATTAGTAATAATTTGCAATTCTATTGTGCTCTAAAGGCTCATCTTCTTCATCTGAATGGACAGATATAAAGCCGCCTTGCCTGTATCTTAGCAGGGCTTGCGTACTGCTATCAACCAAATCATCATGCTGCATATTAGGAAAGCCAGCAAACTCATTAATGACTTCTTCGGCCCATCTGGTTTCGGGTGCCCAAATTACGCCTGATGCGAATAAGTCAGATACTGCATTCACTCTTGATATTTTGTCGTTTCCCCTGCTTGGGGTGTATTCTTGCACTGGAATACCCATTTGCCTTAATTCAAAAATTAATGGCATTCCTGCCGCCTTTGCTTCGACAATAAAAGCTTCTGGCTGATACTGTTTGTACTTCTCCATCGCTCTTACTTTAAGCTCTGGAAATTCTAATCTTTCTTTGTATGCATCCAACAAGATTAAATTTGGTGCAAACTTGCCTTCGATTTGATTTTCAATATAAAACACACCCCATGTCGTACAAGCTGAATAGTCAGCCCTTTGGTTCTTCATAAAGGCTGTGTCCCAGGATTGAATAATGAACTCACACTTAGGTGGTTTTACCCCTTCCCATGTTTTCCACCATTCTCGCTTGACCAACGCACCTTCTTCTGAGGTTGGGTCTTGCTGGTACTGAGCCATCCACTTACTATTGGGTAACTCTGCTCTAAGTGCATTTAATTCTTCTAAACTCCAGAATTGTGACCATAATGGGCTTCCAGAGGGCAAAATAGCGGGTAATTCAATAACTTCCCACTGATCTGCACCACCTCTTTTTATGCTGGCATCTACCACTTGACCCGTTAGGTCTTTGTCATGCCACCTTGTCATCACTACTACGATGGCCCCATTAGGCTGTAAACGCTGTCGTGGGCCTGAGGTGTACCACTCATAAGCCTTATTAAAGATATTTATGTCTGAACTAGCGCCTTCTTGCTCTGAATGCGGGTCATCAATGACCAGTAGGTCAGCACCTTTACCTGTAACCGCACCACCAACACCAATAGCGAAGTATTCTCCGCCTTTGTTGGTGTTCCATCGTCCTGCTGCTTTGCTATCTGCTTGCAAACTGACATCAGGGAATATCTCTTTGAAGTCTCTACTATTAACCAGGTTTCTGACCTTTCTGCCAAAGCCTACTGCTAATTCTGCAGTATGCGCTGTCTGAATGATCTTCTTATCGGGGTATTTGCCGAGAAACCATGCGGGTAGCAAGTAAGAAGCAAACTCTGACTTGGTATGCCGGGGCGGCATGTTGATGATTAAGCGCTTTAATTCACCATTGGCAACTCGCTCAAATGCCTCTGCCATGATCTCATGGTGCTTTCCATGAATAAATGCTGCCCACATCTCTGTGACGAAAGGCATGAAGTTGTCATTACACTTCTTCCTAGATTCAGACTTTTCATATTCCTCAATTAAGTCTATAAATTCTTTTTTCTGACTACTAGGCAGGCTTTGTATTTGCTTAAGTAAAGTTTTATTCATTGACGGGGGTGCCCCATAAAAGAATACGCCAGCCTGCCATCTTAAGCCTTACAGGCGCACTCAAGGTCTAGCGCTTGGGGCACCAGACTGGCGCATTCAGTGCTTTAATCCCATTTAAAATTATCCATATATACCTACTAAGTAAATACTTACTGGTAAGTAAATACTTACTTCTAAAAAAAACTTATTAAGTACATATAGGTAGGCACTTACTAAGTACATACTATGTATTAAGTAGGTATAGAGTATACCTATCTCTGGATTTTATCATTTTGCACCACTTCACAGAAAAATCAACTTAAAAATCAAAATAAATTGAAAATATATTATAGGGGGGTGTGGGACTCATAGGCTTTTCTGTAAAAAACATATATTGAGTTTACTGTAATTGCTATCATTTTGCAATATATAGGGGGGGGTACATAAAAATTACTCATATCCTGAGCAGAACACTATGTATATATGATCGTCAGGTACCCGATCTCGTACAAGGGGGGTGGGGGTCGATTTCCGGGGCTGGGCGCGTTTTGGATGACCGGGCGGGTGCGGGCGAACTTATCCACAGGCGGGAACTCAGCGGCTGGTCAAATTTTAACCACGTCAGGCTGCAACGGTTGCGGTTGCTCGATAGCGCATGCTCGCCCTGGCATGCATAACTCTGTGGATAAAATTATTTACTGGTCACCTGATTCCGCTAGCAATTGTTCAAGTTTCATCTCTATATCGCGCTCGATTTCGTCCGTGTCGCGAGCCTTGCGTTCTTCATGGACATCAGTGAATAACGCGACAGACTTCCCAAGCAATTCCAGCGCTCTGATTCTGGCCGCTGAACTGTCGGCCTCAGTAGACTGGCTGTACAGCTGTTCGATAACGTAGTTGCGTGTTCGCAGCCCTGAGG